CATTAGACTTCATGGTAGCGTCCAACTGTCGCCACGCCACGCGGGCACGGGCCAACGACATGGTATGCACACCCATCTGCCACGTCAGAGCTTTCAGTCCTGTGATGATTGTAGTGAAGAGACCCGTAGATGTAGTCCTCAGAAGAACCAAAGCTTTCGGCAGCTTAACAAGCAGTGCCTCGCCGATACCTATCTTCAGTGCAGCCCAATATGTCAGTATGGTTTTCATGGCTATCGACAATCCGTTGTTTCCTACCAGCACGTCAACGATGCCGCGCAGCATGTCAATGATGCCTCCGAGGAATCGTTGTGCGCTGTCACCCACAAAAGCTTCCTCTACTTGGTTCTTCAGTCGCTCCCAGCGGGCAGCGGTCGTCTCGTTCATCTTGTCGAACTCCTGCTGTATAGCCACGTTCTCCTCGTAGGCTTTCTTGGCGATACCCAACTGTCGGCTCAGTTCGTCCACACCCTGCGAGAGTCCTGCGAACACGATGCCCGCACGGGCGCCCTGCTGGTTCAGGTCCTTCATGATGTCGCGCATACCGGCCATGCCCAGCATATTGTCGATGTCGTCGGCGTTCATGTTGGTTTCCTTGATGCGCTGCAGAATCATGAGGATAACCTCCATGCCGCGCCCTGCATCAAACAACTGGCGGATGGTGTCGGGCGTCACGCCGATGGCCTTGGCCAGCTCAAAGGCGTTGTTGCGGATAGCCGGAATCATTCGAGACAATGCCGTTGCCGACATCTCTATACGAAGACCCAGCGAACTAACCGTAGAACCCAGTGCGGCCACCTGATCGATGGTGATGCCGCTCTGTGCGCCCACGGCTCCCACGCGCTTCACGAAGTCGGTAATCTCAGGGGCGGTACTTGCACTGCTGGCACGCAGACGGTCGATGGTCGAAGCGATCTTCTCCATAGCCACAGCCGTTGCCGACGAGCCCTCGATGGTGCCCTCCTGCAACTGCTTGCGTATCTTGTCCACCTCGCCCGTGGCGATGGCCACGCGCATCATCTCCGTAGCCGCCTCGCGTCCCATTTCGGGCAGGGCAATCATCAGTTTGTTGGCAGCCTCGGTGAAGCCCTGCACGTCCTCCAGTGTCTTCAAACCCAGCTGTCCGGCACTGGCTGAGATTTCCATGAGCGAGGTCAAACTTGTGCGGACATCAAGACCTTTCAGGTTCTCACTCAATCTGCCTACTTCGTCAGCCGTGAAGCCCGTCGTCTTGCGTACCTCACCCATCTTGTCCGACAGTTCCATGAGGTCGCCCATCGTGGCGGTGACTTTCTGCATAGCCACGGCGGCACCGACGTACAGTCCGACGTAGGTTTTCAGGCGCGACCACGCCTTGTCGAAGGCGCTGGCCGTACCCTTGGCACTGCTGGCTATCGCCTTCATCTCAGCGTCGGCAGCCTTGATTTTCTTGGCCAGTTCGTCAAACTGCTTCTGCCCCTCCCGCGTGGTGCGGTCCATTGACTGCAGTTTCAGCCGCCCCTGCTCCACGGCCTGCTTCAGTTCGTTGAACGAGCGTCCGGTGGGTTTATCGAGCACGGCCTGCACTTCCTCGCTGATGGTCTTTGTGCGTTTCAGTTCCAGGTTGATGCCGTCGATTTCGCGCTGTAGTTTCTGCCATGAGCGACCGCCCTTCTCCACACGCTGCTGCAGTTCTTCGAGCACCTTCTTGGCTTTCGTCAGTTCCTCGGTGGAACCCTTGAACATACCGCCGCGCACCTGTCGTCCGATAGTGACGGCCTGGCGGAGCGACATCAGTTGTTCGGTTGACTTCTTGGCCGATGCGCCCGTCTTCAGCAGCAGGTCGTCAATCTCCTTGATAAGGTCGGCATTAGTCTTCTGCGGCAGTGAGTCGCGGTAGGCTTTCAGTGCCTTGGCCTGCTCCTGTATCTGTGTGGCACTGGCGTTGCTCGTGTCGCCACGGAAAAAGGCGAGGGCCGACTGCCCCTCGGTCTTGATGCGGTTGGCGGCCATCTGCTCCTGCAGTTTCTTCGTGCGTTCCAGTTGTGCCTGATAGTGCCTCAGGCTGGTGGCGGCGGTCTTGGGGTCGTCGATGAGTCGCTGCCAGTATTGCTGCTGAGCGCGCAGTGCCGACTCCGAGAGGGCGGTGCCCTGTTTCAGTTGGTCGCTCATCATCTTGTCGGTCTCCTTGCGCTTCTTGGCGGCTTCGGCGGCGGCTGCTGCCTCCTTGCGGGCTGAGCGCTCGGCCTCGATGCCGTATTTCTTGATGTGCTCCTCGGCATTGACGATGGCCTTCGACAGTCGCTGATGGGCGGCGTCCGATGTGGATAGTGTCTGCTGATACTGCTTGGCGGCCTCGATGGCACGACGTATCTCGCCCTCGCTCATGGTGGAGAGGTTGCCCCTCTTCAGCAACAGGTTGGCGGCGGCTTTGTTCTGCTCGGCTGTCAGCCGCTCCTGTTCTGCCACCACCTGCTTCATGTTCTGCTCAGCCGTCTTGTAGGCCTGTGAGCCACGGGTGGCCCCGTCCATCTGCGCCTGCCAGAAACGGCGCGTCTCTTCGAGCGATGCAGCCGAGAGGGTCTTCAGTTTCGCCATGCGGTCGGTCATGGTCTGCAGTTGTTCGGCGGCCTGTCGCGTGCTGCGCTGCCCCTCCAGCCCGAACTGCTTGATGTGCTGCTCGGCGCGGATGATGTTATCCACCAACTGCTTATAGGCGGGGTCGGTGCTCTTCATCGAGGCTGCCAGTTGCTTGGCGGCGGCTATCGAGGTCTGCAGCTCCTGTTCGGAGAGTGTGGCGAGGTTCTTGCGCCCCAGTTTGTTGGCATCGGTCTGCAGCTGTTCCGTGGCCTGCCGCTGCATTTCGGCATTGATGGCTTTCAGATTCTTCTCGGCTTTCTTGTAGGCGGTGCTGGTGCGCTCGGCACCGTCGCGCTGCGCCTCCCAATACTTCTGTGTCTCGGCGAGCGCACTGGCCGAAAGGTTGCCCAGGTTCGTCACCCGGTCCTGCATCATCTTGTGCTTGTCGGCCAGCAACTGTACGGCTTCAGCCTCCTTGCGGGCGGCACGCTCGCCCTCTATGCCATGCTGCTTCAGGTGCTCCTCGGCGTTGACAATCTGTGCCGCCAGTGTCTGCGCCTGCTTGCTGGTGGAGCCATAGACGCTCATCAGTTCTTTGGCGTTGGCGATGGCGGTGCGTATGTTGCCCTCGCTCTGCTTCGACAGGTCGCCGCCCAGTACGTTCTGTACGCGGCGTTCCTGCTCGGCCCGTATCTCGCGCATGGCCTTGGCGTTCTCCTGAAGCATCTTCTTGGTCACCTTGCCCTCGTTGTTGGTCTGCTCCAACTCGCGGTAAATCGTGCGCAGCATCTCGTCGCTCACCTTCTGCGTGTCGGTGATGTTCTGGCGTATGTAGTCGTAGTCGCCGCCCATGCGCTGCAGATAGTGGCTCAGCTGGTCCACGTTCATCTTCGTGCGCTGGTAGCCCTTGTCGGTCTCAGCCAGCACCTGCAGCAGTTCCTTCTGTGCGTTCAGTTCCTCGGTCAGTGCCTGGCGCGACACCTTGCCGCCGTCGCGGAGTGTTTTCAGCATCTGCTGTGCGTCGCCCTGCAAGCGGGCGTAGTTCTGCTGCGAGGCATCCATGAGGGCGGTCAGCTCTGCCCTGTCGCGCTTGTAGGTGTCCGACATGGGGTCGAGCCGTGTGCGCGTCAGTTTGGCGGCGTTATAGACGGCCTTCTGAAACGCCTGGTTCATCTGTGCCAGCGTGCCGTCGTTGAAAGCCTTGATGCCCTGGTCGAGCGTGCGCATACCCTTCGACAGTTCCTTGTAGGCGTTGGTAAACTGTCTGGCCTCCTTCTGTGCGCCGTTCAGCTTCGAGCGAAGTGCGTCTATCTGGTCGGCGGGCAGGTTGGCGTTGATGGCGGTCTTCAGTTCTTCCTTCAGTGCCGTCACACGGGCGTTGCACTTCTCCGCCTGTTGGCGCAAGGCTTCGATGGCGGCATTAGCTCCACGGGCGTTGGCCTGGAAGTCAATCTTCACGATGTCGTATCTCTGTGCCATATCTCGTATGTATATATTATATGTTTGTGTTGGTGGTTATCGTCTTGTGCGCTTGCCCTGCTCCAGCGCCCACTCCACGGCGCGGTTGTAGGCGGCAGCGGTAGAGTGGTTGGTGCCCATGGCGTAGAGCATGTAGATGGTGCCGGTGAATGTGAACTGTGCCCGTGCGAAGGCCGTGAACTTCGATGCCTGCGTGCGCATCTCGGTCACTACATGGGGCTTACCCTTTCGGCTGCGGGTGGGCACCTTGATAGGCTTCCACTTCGGCATAGGGATGTCGGGCACGGGTCCATCGTATGGTTCGCCACGGCCCACGGCCAGTTCGACATACTTGGCATAGTAGATATAGCGGGCCTCGAACACCTGTGCGTCGCCACCGCTGGCTGCCCACGTCTTCCACGCCAGCGAGCGCTTCAGCCGCCCCGTCTTGATAGCCCGTTGTCGCTCCACGTTGGCGTAGGTGTTCTCGCCCGTGATGCGGACGAAGTTGTTGATCCACTCCATGATGCGGGTGTCGCGCCAGTCGAACTTCCACGCCAGCACCTTGTCGCCGTATTTGTCGGTCGCCCATGAGCGTTCCTGAGTTTCAGAAATAAGAGCCATATCGTCTGTGTTTGTGTTGTCTCTGTCAATAAGAAGGGTCGCAGGCTGTCGGCGCGGTATTCCCTTTTTGTTTGCGATTATGCTTGCTTGCGCCGTGCCTGCGGCTCTCTGTCGGTTGACGGCAAATTACGCTTTGGAGGGCGGAAAAGCAAGGGCAGTGCGAGCCGAGAGCAGAGGCACGAAAGCGTGCTTTCGGTGACTATGCCGAGGCGAACCGATGGAGCAGCGAGAGCCAACATGCTTGCATGATTGGCCGAGTCGCGACTGAGGAAGATGCTATCATGCCTGCGCTCGGCGACAGCCAAGGGCAATGCGAAGCAGAAGCAGAGACATATAATAAAAAGCGGATGCAGCGGACCGTCGCGGTCGGCTGCATCCTGATACGTTTAATTTAAAAATCCTTTTTGCCTGCGAGCCTCGCGGCGGGCGGATGGCAATAATTTGTACATCAATATTGTTATAACCTTATATGATTGTTGTCTCTTCAGGTTGGCTGGCCGATGATATATCGGGTTGGCGGATCAATGCTGCATCGGCTTCTGCATTCTCCCTTTCCTCCTTCATCTGTCTTACAATGGCCTCGGCCAGACAATGCTGCCAGCGGCGTTTCAGTTCGCCGTCTACACGCTCGATGGTGTCGATGCGTTTGTAGAGTTCTGCTTCCATCTGTGCCAGAGACCCCTTGCCTTCTATGGGCAGGTCACGCTTCTCAAGTTCATGCTCACACCATGTTACGAAGCGCATCGTGCGGCTCGTCGCCTGATCGCGTGCCAGTCGGATGCGGTCGGCCAGGGCGTGGTAGTACTGGGCGTCGCGTACTGATGGTTGATGGCTGATGGCTGATGGTTGATGTGCGTCGGCGGCAACCTCTCTTACATCTTTCATCTTACTTCTTACATCGCACAGCGATTCCAGCAGCGCCTGTGCCGCCAGTTCCGCGTCGTCTGGTTCCGGGGTGAGCGGCGCGGGCTCCACGCCCTCGATGCGCAGGGGCTGCGCCGTGGGCTGGATCGTCGCAACGTCAGCGTCGTCAGTATGCTTAAATTTAAATAATCTCTTAATCAGTTTCATGCCCGCAAGATAGGGTGCGGCGCGACAGGATGCAAGGGCAGACGA